TGTTATTTCTTTAAATTTTCTGTTTATTGCTGATATTTGTACTGCTAAATGTTCAAATACATATTCAAAATAATTTATATTCCCACTTCTTTGAATTATTATACAAATTTGATCGTATATTTGACTTATTCTTCCAGCCCAATCTCTCTCGATGCTACCTTCAAGATTACCAGCAATAAAACTAACTATAGATCTATTTACGTAACCCTTCTTGATATTGTATAAATTCTGTTTAAAATCAATTTTTCTTAAAAATTCAGATATATCTAATCCAATCATACATTTTTCAACTTTAAGTATCAATCCTGAGTATAATGCCATTTCATTCATTATTCTTGAATAAACATCAGATTTCAATTCCAGTATGTTATCATCCCCTAAAGTTTTATTTTTATTAACCAGTTGTAATGATTCTAAATCTATTCCTGAATTATCTATCAATCTTGGTTCTTTATGAACAATATTATATATATAATCGATTGTATTTCTACTAATGATATACATATAAAATACGGACATCATTGAATTCACAAATGTTGTACTTCGTTCACCAGAAAATAATCTACCTTCATGTCTAATCATTATTGTTCTATCTCCTGTAAACCTTAACCACATCAATTCACAAGAACTTTCCATCCATATTGATACTAATTCAATTTCTCTATAGTCTTCTTCATTAAAAAACGATTTTGCACTATCCCTGTACGCAATCCAGATTGTTTGTTTGTGCTGTTTTTCATGTTGATCATTAAATACTGAATAATCAATACAATTAAAAATATTATTATTACTGCCTTTATGTCTAAAATTGTGATAAAAATCATTTGTGTCGTCAGTTGTTTGCTGTATACCAAGATGATTCATATACTTTTCAAATTCATATGTTGCAATTGAATTAAATAAATAATGCATACTTAGAACCCCAAATATGTATCTTTGTTTTGCAAATTCTTTAGGTTTAGGAACCATATTAGACATAGTGATTGGTATATCAAATAATACTCTCTGAAACCACAAATCCGATTCAGAAATAAATGATGACATTTTATTTGTTTGGCCTGATTCATAATTTTCAATAAATGTATCAGTTAATTTAAATTTTCTCTTAAGATAATCAATATTATTGTATCCTGACTTGATTCCTCCTGAACTACTTGTTGTTGCAAATCTTGCTCTATCATTTAATATTTGTACTATTCCTGGATATTTATATTTTTCATTTTTATTCTTTAGTTCAGTAAAAACTCTATCCCAATAATATTTATATAACTTGTAACATTCATGATTCGCAGCTTCTATTTGTTCTTCAGTTGATACATCCTGTCCCCAAAATAATATTTTCTTTTTTATTTGCTGATACATTCTATCTTTAGCAATCTCTTTTGGTGATTTAGCATCATTACCTAGTTGCCCAACAAATAATTCAAGGTATTGTAAATTTTTAAAATCATGAATATTTAACTTATAACCATTAATAAATTTAGATGTCTTAACTGCTAATGATAACTTCCCAAAGTAAGATACCCATTCCTTAGTTCTGACAGTTGTCCACTTTAATGATTTTAATAGTTCACTTGCTTCTTTTGAGATTTTTACCCCCAACAATACACTAATCATACTGCATAACAATGTTGAATAATCACCCATTCTCATTATTAATAAATCAATTATTTCTGTTTTTCTTGGTAAATTCTTATTATTTATTAATTCTAATTGAGCTCTAATATCCAAATTAGTTACTTGAAATGCTTTTTTATTTACAAATCTAAATGGGAAACTAGCTTCATAAACTTCCAATTTACTTAATTTAGTTTTCTTCATCTTATTTAATAAATCAACAGATTTGATTGATGATAATTCAAATATTTCTTCCCTTGTTTTACCCATGTAGTATTTTTGAATATCTTTTCCTTTTAAATTATCAAACATATAAAAATTATTTTCTTTAAAAACAACTTTTTCATGTTCGTTGGTTATTATTATCGGAAAATCTGATTCATTATCCAAACTATCACAATTGTTATATGTAATTAATTTTTGTTTTTCATCATCAGTTAATGTATCATATAATCTAATGAAACATTCAAATTCAGGATTTAATCGTTTAAATTCCTTATTAATATCTTTTGATGTAAACCAAACTATCGTAGTTAACAATTTTTCACAAATTGGTTGATTATAATATTTTGATGCTGATAATTTTACATCTTCCATATTAACCTTTTCTTGAATATGAATTGAACTCTGTAATCTATACTTTTTATCTTTCAGATCATAATAAAACATATTATTATATTTTGCTAAATCATTAATATATTCTTTAACTGTTAAGTTAAGTTGAAGCACATAATTTTAATAAAAATTCTTGATCTCCAGAGGATAAATTGAATTCAATATTTGAATCAATTTGTTCAATATCTTTTTCTCTTACTTCTTTCTGTACCAAAGTTTTACAATTATTCTTGAAATCTTGTATAACTGAAAATCCTGGAGTAAATGTACTATTAGTTTGTATTAGTATGTCCTTAAATTTAAATAATATTAATTCTTTATTATATACAATTATTATAGTTCTTTCTTCTTCTAAAAAAATAAATTGATCTCCCAAATTAGTTTCAGTTTTAAACATTTCCTCGAGATGCTTATCATAATCAAAATTTCTTATTTGATTATTAGTTAACATTACAAATAATCTATCATAATATTTAAAAATACTATCATATTTATCAGCAATAAGTAGATTAATTAAAACATTTGTATCCATATCTGAATTAATCATTA